ACGCAATCTATTCTCGTTTGAGAATGGATTTTGCATATAAGAACGAAGATTTTCTTTATTATAAATAGTATAACTTCGTGTCTCTGTTTTTTGTAAATTGAGTAACTGCATGGCTTGTGATGCTTTGGCATATAATTCCTTACGGTATTCCTCTTTGGAATAATTTCGCATCTGAGCCGCAGTTGTTTTAGTAGGAGAGGACGTTGAGTTTGTCTTCTTAGTTGTATTTATAGCAGGTGCATTAGCATCCGCTTTCTTTGTTCTTGGCATTTTTCGTTAATGCACCTCCTTTAATTAAACATTGAAAATCTTTTGCCTTGACGGATTGGAAGTTTGTTGACTAATGATTGTGTATTCTGTGTCTTAGGTTTTAATTTTAATTCCAATTGACAAGCACACCAATAAGAATAAGCAATAGAAGAATACCTATCTTTCCTCATACCTTCAACTTCTTTAACCTTGATATTTCCGTTTTTAACTTCATGATCCAATTTAATCAATTCGTAAACGGCAAACGTTGTTTGTATATAAGACATTTTCAATTTTGCTTGCTCTGTTGGAGACATTTTGAAATATCCCTTATATGTTTCTTTTAATGAACTATCTGCATCCTGTTCAGGAATAAGAAAATTAATTTTTCCATTCTGTATACCATTTCTAAGCAATACACATATCTCATTATTAAAATTAGCATTAGCTTTTACAGACCAAACAACCTTATTAGCATCACGAACTTTGCATCGTTCAGCCATATCTTTATCATTTATACAAGTCATCGCCTGATATCTTTTGCCGTTTTCTTGACAAATTTGATCCTTGGTAATAAAATCATATACCCCAAAGCCGATTCCGTTTGTATCTAAAACTAAATCTGTACATTGATACTCATAAAAATATTTCATAACAATCATTCCTAATTCGTCTGTTTTCAAACCTTCAAAAGTTTCGCCATATACGAAATTTGATTGATATGCAGTATCATTTACTTGAATTAAGTCGTTGATAAAAATAGCAGAGGCATCATTCTTTTTCTTTTTCGTAGATTGCATAAGAGCAACGTCAATAGATAGTATTCTTTTACCAGTAGCTGTTAATTTCGGAATTGTTATTTTGTCATTACAGAAACTCAATGGTGGAAATGCTTTGCGAAGTCTTCTACGAGCAGTTAATTCATCAAATTTAAACAAACTACCATCTGTATCACCAAACCACAGACATTCCATTTCCATCTGCTGAACAAGTTCATTGTAATCAGCTTCACTCATTTCATCTTCAAGCTGAGAACGAGAGAGCAATCCTTCACGCACTGACACCTGATAAGGTAATCCGCATATGAAATATTTCTTTGTATCATCAAAGAAATTAAGAGTGTAACTTTGTGCTTTTCTATAAGCCCATGAACTTTTAAAGTACGCACTGGACATATATATTTCTTTATTTCTTTCTTGCATATGTGCGTATTCGGGCTTTTGCAAATATTTTGGCTGTCTTGGACTTGTTAAGAATTTACGCAATACAGTGTTAATAACTGTTTCATCAACCATGCGAAATTCATCCACGACTATGCAATTTGCACGAGCTGAACGGCTATTTTCCGAGCTTGTCCTTGTTTTTATCCATGAGCCATTTTTGAAATAAATAGAAGCGTCATTTTGACCAATATTACATTTTTCTATTTCAGAGCGTAATATGGAAGATTGCTTCATGAAATCATCTTGAATTTTCAACAAGACTTCGTTAGCCTGTTTTAAAGTTCCAGAACTAACAACTATTTTTGTACCAGGAAATAAGATACATCTTACACAACAGAAGAGGGCAGTTAGGTATGTCTTACCTTGCCCCCTCGCTGCCAAATACATAACGAAGTTATAGTGCATCATGCACCACAAGAGAATTTGCTGAAACCACTTAAGAGATAACCCTAGTACATCAATGACATACCTATGTGGGTTGTTACGATAATATCCTGCTCTCCAAGCAACAGTTTCCATTATCTTTTGTTGTTTATCTTTTTCTATCTCAGTCTGAGTTTTTAATTGAGGCATAATTATACCTCCTCATCAGCTTTTTGACCAAATATCTTATCAAATAATGCTTCTGAATCAGTATCTTCATCATACTCAGGTTTCTTAACGGTATATTTAGAAATGAATTTCTCATATGTTGCAGAAAATGCATTCTTTAATCCCATCATCTTAGATAAGTGCCCTTTGAAGAATACATCAATCAGCAATCCAATTTTATCAGGATCTTTAAATTCTCCTTGTGGCTCTGGTATAGGTTGTTCCTGCTCCCATTTATCAATAAGTTGCCCAAATGTAAGATTATCAGTTAATTCAGATGCAGTTTTCTGATTAGGCTTAATATTTAAACTTCCTAATAAATTCTGTAAAGTAGCATCTAAATCTTTTGTATCCTTGCCATTTTTCTGAGCATTATCTATTTCAAGTTCCTTACAACATACTCGTTTAAATAAAAGTTCCTGAGATTTATTTTCACAGGGATAACGTGTCGTCCAGTCTTGGTATTCCGTCTCAAGATACATAAGTTCTTCATTATTATAGTTATTTCCAAAACGTTTCTTAGCAGACTTGAGAGTTTTTTGAACAATTTTCGTATTTGTTTCAGGCATTGAATCTTCATCGTCTATCGAGAATATTGAATCTTTATACGTTTTTTGACTATAATCATTTAGGCTTTTACAAATTACGATCCACTGTTGAACAGCAGTGCTTCTTATTTTTTCTCCTGTTTGTTCAGAGAGTTTTTGTAACTGCTCATTATAAACATTTTCATCAAAATACCAATTAAGTCTTCTAAATGTTTCTATGGTTTTCTCACGATTATCAGTTCGTATATTATTTTTTTTGTCATGGTCAGTACATTCGTTTAATATACATTCCTTGCAAGCATAATGTTCAATACCATCAGGACTTGTTTTAGAAGAGTAGAATGTTGCTACACTTTTCCATTGTCCACAATGGCTACAATATATTAGCTCATTGTTCATAATACGCTGATAGAAATTTGCAAGCTTTTTGTATTCATTACGCAAATTCACAACTGTAATTTTCTTCAATTCAGCATCTGAAATTGGCTCTAAAACTTTAGCCATTGTTTCACTTCCTTTCCTTTTTAATCCAATAAAAAAGAAAGTAACAATTTTATGCTACTTTCTCTTTGTATTTCCATATATATCCTTGCGATGATTTAGTTTGTCCACAACAATTATTTTGAATTGCACATAAGTTTAGATTGTGTTCTAGGATTTCATCATATGTCCATTCCCTTAAAAAATCTAATTGCTTTGAATATTGTAAAATAATACGTTCTTTTGCCTTTTTATCTTTTAGAACCTTATCTTTTCTCTTTTGTTTATTTTGATAATATATTTCAGGGCTATTTTTCCATAGCCAAATATATCCTTTATATGTATCATAATGTCCATTACACGCAGAAGCAACGGTAGAACTTCCAAACCCAAACTTACTTGTTTCATTAGCAGACTCATATTCACGAATAAAATTCATGTTCAAATCATATTGCAATACTGGCTTAGGAAGATTTTTATTTTTAGATAAATAATAATTCCAATCTATGTTTCCTGATTTATAATCTTTTTCATAGATCCAAATATATCCATAAGCCTTTTTATATTTATCCTTTTCACAACATCTTTTAATTCCACTTGTTGATTTTTTGCCTAAAAAATCACCTGCTTCACCTGCACTGACGAAAGTTCTTATATACTCACCATTTAGATCAAGCATTACAATTGGTTCAGGATTTTGAATCATTCTCATTTTTGCAATTTCTTCATCAGTGTGTTTATAACCTTTACATCCGAGTCCACCATCTGCTCAAATATCACGTTTCTATGCTTTCTTGTTTAAATTAAATTGTTAATGTTAGACGAAAGCTTCATCTGGATTGTCTATAAATCAGAAAGTGATTTTTGTTCAACCTTTTTAATTTCTCCGTCTGCAAAATATTTTGCAAATTGCTCATCAGCATCAATGTCCTTGTACACTGCTACCATATCTAGCGAATTCCAACCGACTAGCATTTGAATTACATCATCAGGAAGACCGCTTCGAGAACAAGAAGTTGTAAAGAAATGACGAAGACTGTGGAAATAGAAGTCTTCTCCTAAATGCTTACTAAATGTATCAGCCCAACTGTCAAGAGTGCTTGAATCCATAGGTTCATCTATATATTCTCCATTTACCTTCTTTGGGAATAACCATTCTGATTCAATTCCGTGTTCTTTTCTATAATTCATCCACAAATCAAAATATGGTTTAAATGGCTTTGCAAGTGTATATACCGTCAACATTTTTCCACGAGATCCTCTTCCTTTTGTTTGGATCTTTTCAGGTGTCTTATATAAAGAACCATATATAATATTTTCGTCATCGAAATAAGACACTTTGAATCGTGGTAATTCACTCTTACGTCTACCACTAAATGCAGCTAACGCCAAAATACAAGCCTTGTCATATTTACCTTTTTCAACCCAATAATCAAGCATACTCTGTACTTGTTCATCGGATAATACAGTTTTAGTGAACACTTTCTCATTTGCAGGATTTTCAATTTTGCGTATAATCGGTTTGAAATTCTCATATTCATCATCCAATATGGCTTCTACATAATTTGAAAGCGATGAGAGAGTAGATTTTACTCTACGCATTCTAGCTGGCGACCATTTATATTCAGTAAGACAAAAACTCTGATAACGAGCAATGTCCCTCTTGGACAAATCAATAAAAAATTTGTTACTACAATGCTGAAGTAGATAAACCCAGAAAATGTAAAGGTCACGCCTATATGCATTGATTGTATTTGGCGATCTATCAACTGAACAAAGATAGTCCAAAAAGTCATTTCCTAATTCTATATTCTCTTTATTACACTGAGCCAATAGCCCATCAGTAACAATATTGTTGTGTTGTATTTTTCTACCCATTAAATCTCACTTCCTTCCGTATAATAAGTAAAAGCCTATGCACATAAAATTGCATAAGCTCATCCTCTATTTCCATTCACAGAAACAGCAAAAGTGGACGACTGTGGGATCGAACCACAACAAAGAACCTAATCTCGCCCATAATAAAAAGAGTGTGCAGTACACACCACACACTCTTGTCAATATCTATGAAAATCAATAAATTTATTTTTTAAACACGTACACACTGATTTTTATTTGTAACATAAAAAGAGTTACAAGTAAAAAGTCCAAAAGCATTTAATAACTTCTCAATTTCCTCGTCTAAATCTTCTACAATATCAAGAGAAATTTTCATCATGTAAATGACAATTATCACATTTTTCGTCATAATCATATTCATCACTTACATCCTCGGCATCCTCACCAATATTGAACTCATGCATAATACAACCAGAATATTTATGTTCCTTGACAAATGTAGAATCTACATCACCATGAACAAATACAGTATCAGTTTCATCAAATGGAACACAATCTGACTTCAAGATGCTTACCAACAAATCATCCATATCTAAACAAAGAACATATTCACCGAAATATTCTGTTAAAATAGGATCTCCAAATTCTTCACAAGACTCTAACTCGAAGTTTGTGTTTTTAATAATCGAATTTACAATATCCTTCATTACGTTATATTTTGCAACTACACAAAGACCAACTCCGATATTTTCCTCTACACGAAGTTTATCAACCGTGTCTGCTAAATACTCGGCAAAATCATTTGTATCTGTAAAACCAAATGTTTTCAATATATTTTCACCACCAATCAAATTAAGCGTTTTTAACAGCATCCTTAAATGCTTTTCCAGATTTAAAACGAGGTGCTTTTGATTCTGGAATAGAAATTGATTCGCCAGTAGCAGGATTTCTTCCCTCTCGTGCAGCTCTTGTTGTAGCTTCGAATGTGCCAAATCCTACTAACTGTACTCGATCTCCACTAACTACTGCATCCTGAATTGTTTTGATAACACCATCAACAATAGTAGTTAAATCTTTCTTAGATACTTCAATATCAATATTTTCCTGTGTTTTTGCGATTAATTCTGTTTTATTCATTTTTTAAAATCCTTCCTTTTTCTCAATTATTTTTTATTTTTCAATTAAAAAGAGGGTAGTGTCCATATAGGTATACTCCCTTTGATAGTGGCTTTGTCAGCCAAAAATAATATATTAATTGTAGCTGTGAATATCTGCTTCCACAATTACTCCAAACTGAGCCGAACAGTGGACTACAATTGTTATTTAATTTAGTCAAGTTGTATGTCATATAAGCAAATCAATCCATTATCACTTATAACCGACACTGTTTGCTCAGGGCGATTTACCTTTCTAATTGATAATGCAAATTGATCACTGCCCGACACACATCCCGACTCAATTACTTTCGTGTCATAAACCGTAGTTAAATCATTAGTATGTCTATGTCCAAGCAATACAATGTCTGGCTTAATATTGAACATCATTGTAAAATTCTGCACAACATTACTTGGTGAATCTTTATGACCATGAGCAGCAAATACATTGTTGCCACGAATATTAAACATTGCAATTTCAGGCTCAATGGTATTATCACAAATAGTAATATTTTTTATATTCTGTATTCTTGCCTTTAGATAGAAAGGTAGCAATATGTCCATATTTTCGCCATCTAAAGCATCTTCCTTCTTAGGGGAAATCCTAGAATGATTACCAGGTGTTGTATATACATAGATATGATTAAAGTGATTTGCCATGCGAGAGATCATAGCAGAAATTAACTCTGAAATATATTTAAACTGTTCCATAAGATCCATATTATTCTGTAATCGAAGGTTATTGTGAATAATTCCACTAAGAATTTCGCCAATAACTAAATAACAATTTTCTGACTCATGCATACCTCGAATATCAAGAATATCAGAGGTGAATTTTTCAATTCGTTTCTTTAAAATATCTTCATCAAAATCATTCTTCCAATTATGTATCTCAATTCCAGTATGAATATCTGTTAAATGCACAAGTAAATCTGTTGAACTGTTAAATAACGTATAATGTACTGGAATATTCATTGGCTCAACATTCTCACAAATAATACGCTTCACCATATCAGCGTAAGACTCTTTGCGAGCTTCCTGCCTGATAAGTCTATTGTACTCAACTCTTGCATCAGAAAGTTTAATCTTTTCTTTACGCATTTTAATTAACTCAGCATTATCTGAATTGTCTTCGGATTCTACTGGCTCATTAACCCATCCAGCATCAATATACTCGTATAATAATTTACTACCTTTACGCACTGTATCTCTGTGCTCTAAATCACCATTAAATTCAGAACGAAAGTCAGCAACATCTTGCCACTCTAAATTTTCGTCTCTCCTTTTTCTTTTGAGTAAGTCTAATTGTCCTCTAAGAAATTCATTCTTCTCGATGTCGTCCACCTACTCTCTACTCAGCAGACTCAGACTCTTCATCTGAAATTTCGATACTGATTTTAATATCAAAAATAGTAGTACCTTCTGGTAATTTCTCGGCAATACGATCTACAATAGAACCTTCGTCATCAACGAAAACTCCATTTTCAATTCTTACCCCACTTGCTGTAATATTCTTTTTGGCAGCACTAACGGTTGCTTTCTTAATTTTACTATCTACCATAATCCTTTAAATCCTCCATAAAATTAAAAATTCCCACCAGAACGTTTTCTGCCAGGATTATAATACATTTGTTTGCTTTTATTCTGTTTTACTTTGATATACTCACGAATCTTCCTAATATAATTTTCATCATAGCTTAATCTAGCATGTGACTCCAAATAATAACATCCACAACGAGTAGGAATTTTATTTGATAGCACATTGTCTATAAGTTTATATGATGGATTAAGATTTTTCATATGAGTATGTTTTTCTGTATCTTCTTTTCTACAGATACGAAAGCCATTTTCGGTCTTGTCTATATAAAAACCTTTATATTCAATTCTATTTTTCATAGGCAGAACCTACTTAACATACTTATCTTCGATGTAACGCTTTTTAGCAACACCTTTAGTACGATAATAACCGACTGGATATCCATTTTTGTCGATATATCCTCGTCTTGTGTTTCTGATTACACCTTCGGATAATAGCTTTTCAATTTCATTTTTTGAAATGTACTTAATAATTTTCACTTCTTTCTTGATTTATTTCCTACAAAGTAGGATAGTAGTTGGAAATGTAGGATTTGAACCCACGACCTCCTGAACCCAAATCAGGCGTTCTAACCAAACTGAACTAATTCCCAAAATAAAAAATCCCATACCGAAGTATGAGATCCTTACTTAATATGAGCTGAGATATTTGACTCAATACACTAACATCTACTGTGGTTGGACACAGTTTATCACACAAGCGATTAGCTTGTAGTTAGCAACAACACCAATTTTGACATAACTGGCAAACTCTTACTATGAAGTATTATAGATTTTCTTTCATCACATCGCCTCTTGCGGAGTTCAGAGAGTGCGAATCTCTTACGGTTGCAATTACTTGTACTTTCTTACATAACACTTTGCGAGTGTCATATATGTCCATATTACAGGACAATAAGTTGTTTTTCTCTTCATAGTCATACACACTTTTGCTGTTTTGTAATCTTCTTTAATATTATTTACCTAAAATAATTTGATTTCCTTCAAAAGTATGTACTTACATATGGACGATGAGGTGTACATTTGACCATCCGTGCCTTTTGAGCACAGCCCAATCATCACCATCCTGCTCGGATTGCGATCTCCTTACTTTTTGATTCCATCCCTGTTTTTCAACTTAAGAGATATTACCAAAATCCTACTAGCAGTTACACTTGCGGTATTCCCACCAATAGTACACAAATCATACCCACATTTCTGTGTTACTACAGTGCCTATTTCAAGACACCCACCAGTCAACCATATTCGCCAACAGTTGTCCTTGAATAGAAGGTTGGGCGTAGATTTTATGTGTTTTCCGTCAAGCTGTATTGCTACAGTCGCAGCCTTATAATACGATAAGAGCCACTTTATACATGTCACCATGCTTATCTTAGAATTTTCGTCCTCTGATCCGAAACCGACCAGTTCCCACATAAAATGGGAGAGTTGCTGAAGCACAAGGAGTCGAACCTGTTATTTCATGAAAATGAGTCATGTGTGATAATCCGTTTCACTCGCCAGCAATAATATATTTAGAG